GTGGTAGCCGGTCTTGGCACCGCAGCTGTTAAGACCGCTGCCGATTTTGACACAGGCATGAGCAAGGTCGCCGCCATCTCCGGAGCCACCGGCAAGGATCTGGATGCCCTGCGGGATAAGGCTCGTGAAATGGGCAGCAAGACCAAGTTCTCCGCTACCGAGGCAGCCGCCGCGATGGAGTACATGGCGATGGCCGGTTGGAAAACGGAGGACATGCTTGGCGGCATCGAGGGCATTATGAACCTTGCTGCTGCATCCGGCGAAGACCTCGCCACTACATCAGATATCGTCACAGATGCCCTGACCGCCTTCGGCCTCACCGCCAAGGACTCAGGGCATTTTGCTGACGTTCTGGCTGCGGCCAGCTCCAACGCCAACACGAATGTGTCCATGATGGGTGAAACCTTCAAGTACGCCGCGCCAATCGCTGGTGCCTTGGGCTTCTCCGTAGAGGATACCGCTGAGGCAATCGGCCTCATGGCAAACGCCGGTATCAAGGGCAGCCAAGCCGGTACATCCCTCCGCACCATCATGAATAACCTCGCCGGAGAAGTGAAGATCTGCGGAGCCAACCTCGGTGAAGTCACGATCCAGACCACCAACACGGACGGCTCCATGAGGGAGCTTTCGGATATCCTTGCTGACTGCCGTGGTGCCTTCTCCCAGCTCTCCGAGTCGGAGCAGGCCGCCGCTGCCGAGGCGCTGGTGGGCAAAAACGCCATGTCCGGATTCCTCGCTCTGATGAATGCCGGTGAAGGCGACATCAACAAGCTCTCCTCCGCCATTGAGAACTGCGATGGGCAGTCCCAGAAGATGGCCGAGACCATGCAGGACAACCTTGAGGGCCAACTCACCATCCTGAAATCCCAGCTGCAGGAGCTCGCCATTTCCTTTGGTGAAATCCTAATGCCTGCGATCCGTGGTATCGTCAGCGCCCTGCAGAAGGTGGCAGACTGGCTCAACAGCCTCTCTGAAGGCACGAAGAAAACCATCGTCACCATCGCGCTGATCGTGGCGGCCATCGGTCCTGTGCTGATTGTGGTCGGCAAGGTCATATCTGCCATCGGCACGATCATGACTTGGGTCCCGAAGATCGCCACCGCTATCAAGACGGTGAAAACTGCGCTGACGGCACTGCATGCCGTGATGCTGGCTAACCCGATTGTCCTGATCATCGCTGCCATTGCCGCACTGGTCGCCGCCTTCATTTACCTGTGGAACAACTGCGAGGGCTTCCGTAATTTCTGGATCAACCTCTGGGAAAACATCAAGACCGGAGTCACCACTGCGGTGGAGGCTATCGGCAATTTCCTGAGCAGCGCTTGGGAGGCCATCAAGACGACAGCGGAAACCGTATGGAACGCCATCTCCGGATTCTTCACCGGAATCTGGACGGCGATCAGCACGACAGCGTCTACCATCTGGACCGCTGTGCGGGATGCCATTGTAGGCGTCATGACCTCCATCTGGGAAACAATCACCTCTATGTGGAATGCGATCTATGAGTTTTTCGCACCGCTGTTGGAGGCCATTCGGTATCTCTTCGAGACGATCTGGCAGGCCATTCAGATTCTGATCGGCATGGCGCTGGATTGGATCAATGAGAAGATCACCACGATTTGGAACGGTATCGTCCAGTTCCTGACGCCTATTCTGGAGGGCATCCGGAACTTCTTCCAGACCATCTGGGATGCGATCTCCAATGCCATCTCTACAGCACTGGAGGCAATCCGCAGCACGGTGGAGCGGGTCTGGAATACGATCAGCAGCTTTATTTCCGGCATCCTGAATACGATCTCCGGCGCGATCTCCTCGGCATGGAACACCATCAAGAGCACGGTCACATCCATTATGAATTCGATCCACTCCTCGGTGGTTTCCGTATGGAACAACATGCGCAGCGCCATCTCCGGTGTGATCAACCAGATCGTCAGCACAATCCGCAATGGTCTGAATCAAGCCGTCAGCTTTGTGAAGGGCCTGATCGGTCAGGCATTCAGCTGGGGCCGTGATCTCATCATGGGCATCGTGAACGGCATCCGGAATGCTATCGGCGCAGTCGCCAATGCGTGCCGGAGTGTCGCGGACACCATCCGCTCTTACCTGCACTTCTCCGTCCCGGACATCGGTCCACTGACGGATTATGAAAGCTGGATGCCGGACTTCATGAAGGGCCTCGCCAAGGGTATCGAAAAGAGCAAGTGCCTCGTCTCCGATGCGATGGAAGGCGTGACTGCCGGGATGAACCTCTCGCCGGTACTGGCGGCAAGTGCTCCGGCTATGGCAGAATCCGTCACCCGTGGCGGTGACGCCGGTCTGCTTCAGCGGCTTTCGGATGCCGTGTCGCAGCTATCCGGCCAGAACGGAGATATCACCATCCCGGTGTACATCGGTCAGGACCGTATAGATGAAATCGTGGTAACCGCTGCCCAGAGAGCGACTTACCGGTCAGGAGGCAGATAATGTTTCGGGAACTGAAGATCAATGGAACCACTCTTCCGAGGCCGGACGGCGATCTGGAATTTTCGAGTGTAAAGGTAAAAACAGAATATGAGACGGAGGCCGGTACGACGCAGGTCTCCGTCCGTAGGGAATCAAAGCTCACCATATCCGGCGCATGGACCCTGACCGGGAATTGGATGGAGCTTTTTCGCACTTGGGCCAGTATGGACTCTGTGACGGTATCAGCCTTTTATCCCTCCAAGGATGAGATGACGGATCACGAGTGCCAGTTCTCCATCGACAGCGAGAAGCATGTGCGGAATGCCCGTGCGCAGCTCCGCACCGGTGGCCTGTACCAGCTCAGTGTGAAGATGGAGGAATTGTAATGTATTCGGTATCGCAGAAATACGTGGAGGCGATGAAAAGACCGGTCCAGCGACACCGGATTAAAGGAACGGTCAACGGAGTCGCCTTCACTGAAGATAATATTCTCTCCGGGTCCTTCACGATTACCGGCCAGTGCTCGGATACCTCCAATGTGCAGATCGGGCAGGTTTATACCAGCGAGCTGAAGATCACGCTGCTGAAGGGCCTGCCCATTTCCCGGTACACGCTGATGGGCTCGGAGATCATTCCGCACTTTGGACTCCGGCTGGACACCGGAGCCTATGAGTATATCCCGCTGGGTGTGTTCACGGTTTCCTCCGCGAGCTGGGCAGCCAGCGGTGTGGAGATCACAGCCTACGACAACATGTCCAAGCTGGACCGCTCCTTTTCCAGCAGCAGCCTGACAGGGACGCCGTATGAGCTGCTGACACTGGCCTGCACCTCCTGCGGCCTTGAGCTCGCCATGAGATCGAGGGACTTTAATAGCCTCGCCAACGGCAGACGGATTCTCACCCTCTTTGCCGATAACGACATCGACACTTGGCGCGACTGCGTTTCGTGGATTGCGCAGGCTTGCTGCTGTAATGTGTTTGCAGACCGCTACGGGAAGATTATCCTGAAGGCATACAACCAGAATGTCACGGACAGGATCGATACTGAGCACCGGCTTACAGGCAGCACCTTTGGAGACTATGAGACGCATTATACCGGCCTGTCTGTAGTGGACATCGAAAAGCAGATGACGGTGTATTACAGCGAGCCGGAGGATAACGGCCTGACCTACAACCTCGGCTCGAATCCGTTTTTGCAGACCGATTCCGATGAGCTCCGGGAAGAGATGTGCCGGGAAATCCTCACCGCAATGGACCAGATCCATTACGTGCCCTTCACAGTGGACATGATCGGCAATCCCGCCTACGACCTGATGGACATCCTCTGCTTTGAGGGAGGCTTTGCCGACAGCAGCAAGATTTCCTGTATCACGAAGTACACCTTCCACTACAACGCGAAATACTCCGTGACGGGTGTCGGTACCAACCCGGCGCTGGCCTCTGCCAAGAGCAAAAGCGACAAGAACCTCTCCGGCCTGATGGCGCAGGTTTCCTCGATCACGAGCTCCATCAACCGGCTTATTTACGACTACAACACCGGCCCTCTGATCGTCGGGCAGGACGAGCAGACGCTGGGAATGGTGACCTACTACATCTCGCAGAAAGCGGATGTGGAAGGTCATTTTTTGATGAACTATACGGCCAGCGAGTCCACCCACCTGACGCTCCGATTTTACGATCAAGGTGTCGAGGAACTGTACTCGCCGCTGGAGATGGACATCCTTGAGGGTGAAGGCAGCATCGGCATTCCGCACGCCTACCTCAATCGCGGTGTGGGAATCCACGGTGTGTATGTGACCGCCACTGTGCTTTCCG